GTAAAGTCACACTCTTTTTTTCTGGCCTCTGTTAATTCTGTGTCAAACATTTGCTCCAAGCGCAACACCTCGACCATTTCTTGCGCTGTGAACTCGCCAGGGTAGGCCACTTTTTTAAGGTTCGGCGTGATCTGCCACCACTTCCCGTCAAACTTAACCGGGAACTCTACGGGCTGCGCACTTCGTACCACCCAAAGCAAGTGCCTGTAAATATTCAGCACCGTGGCCTCAATTGTTTCCACGCCGCCACGTTTCACGCTGGCAATAAATTCAGGCACCAACTCCCACTCTTTGTTTTTAAGTGCCTTTGCTGGCAACCCAAACGGCAAAGAGTCCGGTATTTCAACAACGGATTTAACCGCCTCCGAAATATACATAATGAAATCGGCAGGCTCGCACTTTTCGCCCAAAGCCTCCAACTCCCTTTCATATGCCGACATCCGAAACCACGCTTTTGCGGGTACGTCATCAACCGTTATCGGTAGCGCAATTTCTTCGCCGCTTTGCAGGGCCAACTCAATCATACAGTATCGGAGTTCCAATTAGTCACCAGTGCCGTGTCCGACGTTTCTGTTTCTACCGACTTTGAATTGAATGGTCGGCCTCGCTTCTTTTCCGGCTGAGCAAATGATCTTTCTTCACTCATCGTAACGGTTGTTTGCGCCCGATTGACGAAGAAGGAAACATTGAGCCGCTGCCGATGGGGGAAAAAGCGATTGAGAACTTCGCAAACGAGCGGGTACAAGAGTTAGAGGATTTGCCGATGTCGGTTGTTTTGTCAGTCCGTTTTTTTTTGCTCAATTTTCTGACAGTTGTATCTGTGTCAAACGTAATGATGGAAGCCTTGCAGGAGCATTAGAGTACGCGCCGTATTGGTTAGGCATAGAGCGCCCAGGTGATAACGACGGATTAGAGCAAAAGGACGTTGAGAAAATGAAAAGGCTTTCAAAGCGCAGGGGTGAACAGATCACGAAGTTGCTGGGGTGGCGTTACATTTACCCGGACATTCAGGCTTGCGGGTATTTCGGAACGAGCCTGAAAGATGTTTATAATGTTGGATTTCAAACGGCGGTCTACGCCATGAATATGAACCTAGTTTGCGGCAAGTGATATGCTAACAACCATCATCTACCCGGCCTTCATTCGACTTGTCCGCGCCTTCCCGCACGGGCACAAAAGCCGACCTAATAGTTTTGGGGCGGTTTCGTCATTTAAGGACGTGGACAGCGATAACTTAAACGCGTCTATGCGGGACGGGAGAATAGGCCACTACTGGGGGCGGAAATGGGAGGCAAGCGGCAAAGACAGCAGCCAAATACAATACGAAAATGCCCTGGTTTTTGTCAGAACCGAGGGCATAACATTTTCCAAAGAGGCTAAACAGGCGGGGGAAAAAGTATGCCAGACCGTTGAAATCGGCATAGGATCACTGCCTGAATGCGAAGGATGTAATGGTAAGCGCACGGATACGGAAATTGAGATTGACAACGCGGTTACACTCAATAAAATAGTGTCTGAAATCACGCAGATAAAGCCTTACCTCCTGAATATTCCTGAAAATATCGGGGGTGTAGGCGTTTCAACGTACTGGATTACACCCGCCGAAAAAGCGTGGTTGATTACACAAAGTGTGATTTTTCCGACGTTTAACAACTGCAACGCGTTTTTGTCTGTAAAAAAGGTAAACGATGAATTTAGGTCGTTTGACTATGGCACGGCTGGGATGATTATCACGACAACGCGCCTGCAAATTTGTTGGTGTGAGGCCACGGAGGTTGAGTACAATTTTGATTTGAATGATTTTAAACAAGCAGCATACACGGACTGCCAAACCTGCTAGATGCCCGTAATTGACACCATCCAAAACATTATTCGACAACGTTTTGAGCAAGAGATCGAAGCGATTATATCGGATTTACGCGATGAACTCAATCAGCAGGGCCACAAGGCTACGGGTTCGCTTGAAAAGTCATTTGAGGCCGAAATAAAGGACAGTGATTCGGACGGGTTTTTGGGGATAATATTCGGGAATGATTATTGGGAGGCGGTCGATACAGGGGTTGCGGCAAATAAAATACCCTATACGCCAGGCGCAAAGACGGGCAAGAAAACGAGCAAGTACATTCAGGCGTTGATTGAGTGGGCCGGGGTGGTAAGACCTGAATTGAGCGACAAGGAAAGGAAAGGCTTTGTGTTCGCAGTGGCCCACAAACATTCGGTTGATGGTATGCCCACAAAGGGTAGTTATAGTTTTTCAAAAAATGGAGAGCGAAAGAATTTCGTACAACGTACGATAGACAAACACATTGATACCCTCGCAGAAAAACTGTCAACCAAGGAGTTTACCGAAACGGTTGCCTCTGAAATATTGAGGCAATCAAATTTTACATAAATGGCCACAACATCCGCTATAATAAAAATAAACCTTCAGGTTGATGGAGGCAAAAACGTTGAGGCTTCGGTTTCCAACCTGAAAGAACTACGGGCCGCAATTAAGTTAATTAATGAGGCAAAGATCACACTTGACCCGCGCAGCCCGCAATTCGCGGCGGCTTCGGCGCAACTAAAGACGCTGCAAAACCTATACAAAGGGCTAGCAAAGGACGCGGATTCAGCAGAAACACAGATTGAGCAAGCCAACGCCGCACTAAACGAGCAGCCTAAAGCGATTGGGTATTACAGGCAATTGCAAGCGCAGTTAGTCGCCCTAACCAATCAGTACAAAGACCTGTCAAAAGCAGAAGTGCAGGGTAAAATAGGGCAAAACCTTTCCACGCAAATAAACCAGATAAGCGCCTCGCTCAAAGCGCAGGACGCGCAATTAGGAAACTTTCAGCGCAACGTCGGAAACTACAAAAGCGCAATATCTGGCATCGGTAGCGTGTTGGCTCCGCAACTTGCGGCGGGCGGCGGTATAGTCTTGGGTGTATCATTGGTCAAAGACGCAATGGCGGCGGGCATAAAGCAGTCAATCGCCTACGAAAAAGCACTGAGCAACCTTTCTGCACTCACTGGATTACAGGGCACGGAACTTCAAAACCTTGACGCGCTGGCAAGGTCACTGCAAAGCATAGATGTTGAGGGTGGTAAGATTGTAAACACCGGGCCGGAAATTCTGGAAGCCCTTAAATTAGTGGGCGGTGCAAGGCCAGAACTATTGCAAGACGCTGAGGCTCTTTCAGAGGTTGCAAAGCAGGCAATTGTATTGAGCAAGGCAAGCGGTGACGACTTACAATCGTCCGTTCTTGCCATTACCACCACATTGGGCCAATTCAAGTTACAAGGTGCAGACGCGGGTTTGGTTATCAATCAACTTGCAGCGGGCGCAAAAGAGGGTGCTGCTGAAATCCCGGACATAACCAAGTCCCTCAAAGAGTTTGGCACAGTTGCCGAGATAAGTAATGTCACCACATCCGAAAGCGTGGCGCTTATCGAGACGCTGGCAGACCGCCAATTGAAAGGGGCAGAGGCTGGCACCCAATTAAGGAACATCCTTTCAAAACTTGCCAGTGCGGACATTTTGCCAAAGACGGCGCAGGCTCAATTCCAGAAATTAGGCATTGACATAAATGTCTTGAAGGATGCTACGTTGCCTTTTGAAACAAGGCTCAAAGAACTTGGAAAAGCCCAGGGAGATGTTGCAGCGCTTACAAAAATATTTGGACTTGAAAACTTGCAGGCTGCCACCATAATTACATCCGGGATTGACAAGTACACAAGCCTTAATGAAAAAATACAGGGCACTAGCGAGGCTTATAGGCAGGCTGGAATAAACGCAGACAACACGGCAACCAAGTTAGAAAATCTTGAGAAAGGCGCTTTGAATAAATTGGAGCAAACCTTTTCAGGGGCAAGCAGTTCGGGCGGGTTTTTGATTGATACGCTGGATTTTATGATCCAAAAACTAGACGTTTTTGGTTTGATTGTTGATACCGCCATTGGCCCGGTCGGCAAATTGTTTTCAGAAATAAACGGGTTTATTGATGACTTTGATGAGCGTGGTTTTT